TCAATGCCGTTGAGGTAAGCCACTTCAATGGTGTCGCTGCCTTGCTTGGCAGCCATGTACCAGGCCGTTGCCGACGCATCATCAAGACGCGGCTCACCGATCACTTTGGCAAAGCCGCGGATCGGGTTGATGATGCCAGAGTTAGCATCAGCGCCCGGCACAGAGGCCGAGTTGATGATTTGGTTGGCCTTGTCTTCCAGGGCCACCGGGGTCAGCACGTAGGCAGGGCGAATGTTCAAGGTGCGAGGCTTGCCACCTTCAACCTGGGTTTTTTGCGAGGCCATTGCAGTCTTACCAGCGATCAAGCTGGCAATGGACAGCTCAGACGCCGGACCGGCCGCGTTGTTTTTGCGCGTAGCATCAAACAACGACTTACCGTCGCGCATCTTCGGCGGGCTGGTCAGTACCGCATAGACCAAATCGCCGATGGTCGCGCGCGCCGCCTGGCCCATCTTGTAAGGAACGTCACTCAACAACGACAGGTCGTCGTTGATGATCGCCTGACGGGTGATCGAAAACAGCTCGCCGTAGGTGGCCAGCGTGATCGGCTCGCCGCGATCACTCAGGGTGATGTGCTTGTACTCGGCGCCCGGGCGCACTTCACGCAAGCTCGGGAACTCGCCCAGGCCGACCCGCGAAGAGGTTTTGAAGTCGCTCAACTGGCCTTTTTTGGTCCAGAGCTGAAACGTCTCCGGCGCCTCTTCCCAGCCGGTCAAAACAGACTTTCCGGCAATATCCAACAGGATTTGCCCGAAGTCGCTGGAGCTGTGAGTAAAGGCCAGGCCGACCATCTGCATAGGATTGAGCGTGGCCACCAGAATGCCGCGCTCGGTCAGGGAGGCACGTGCCAGCTCGTTCAGGCGCATGTGATTCAGGCCATTGCTGGCCTCGATTGCGGTGATGCCGATCCGCGCTTCCAGGGAAGCACGCACCGAATCGCCAACCAGATTGCCGTTGGAGATATGGCCGTGCAAGCCCGGGATATTGGATGGCGTGGACTGCTCGCCCAACTTAGCCAACAGCTGCGTTCGGGCACTTTCAACAGTGCAGGACATGTCAGCGACGCAAGCCTGCAACAACTCAGGATGGGCCGTCGCAAAACCGCCGAAAGCGGCAGTGATGCCGGTACGGCGCACGCCTTCCTCGGCAATGACCTGGGCGCGAATCTGATCAGTCGACAAGGAATTTGCCGGAGCCGGTGCGGGAGCTGGAGCCGGGGCAGGCACTTGGTTACGCGGGGTCATCAGGCTGTTAAAAGCTTCTGGCGGCATGTGTTCAAACTCCTGCATGCGTTTCGATTTGAGTTGTGCGGCAGCTACCAGCGGATCAATCAACTGATCAGCGAAGCCGGCTGCCACCGCCTCGCTGCCATCCATCCATGTTTCATCCTTCAACAGCGCGTGGATTTCTTCCGCGCTCTTACCGGTCTTGCTGACGTAGGCCTGCACCAACGTTCCTTCAACCTTGTCGAGCAGGTCGGCATAGCGGCGCATATCGTCCGCGTCACCACCCTGCGCGCCCCAGGGCTTGTGGATCATCATCATGGCGTTAGTCGGCATATACACCTTGTCGCCCGCCATCGCGATCACGCTGGCCATAGAAGCAGCCAGACCGTCGATGTACACATCTAAGCGGGCCGGGTGGGCCTTGAGCGTGTTGTAAATCGCCATGCCGGCAAACACATCGCCACCGGGCGAGTGAATGCGCAGATTGATTTGTGACACGTCACCACAGGCGGCCAGATCCTGGGCGAATTGCTTGGCGGTAATACCCCAGCCGCCGATCTCGTCATACAGCAGAATCTCGACACTGCCGCGCGCCATGGCGCGCATCGAGTACCAGCTTTCAACTGGCTGGTTGGCGGCCGTAATCACGGACGATACTGACGACTGAACCGACGCCATGGGCATCATCAGCGGCGGGGTTTCACGCTTTCTCTTTTTCGTTTGGTCGGTCTGCATTTAGAGTCACTTTCCCGTAGAACTTGTGATAGGCATCAGAGCTGAACACCAGCCCTTTCGCCCGGTTGCTTTCGATTTCCGCCTGACGCGAACGCTTAAGCTCTTGCGGGTTGCGTCCACGGGCTCGCGCCACTTCGGCCTCATCGGCATAACCGCTCTGTACCAGTTGATCCCAGGCGTTCGCCTCATGTACCGGGTTAATCCAGGGCATCACCGGCCCCTGATAAACCGCGCTGTACACCGAATCCATGTTTACGTCGCCAGGCGGCACAAGTACGCCGCTGACCAACGCCATGTCGACAAAGGCCCGGTAAACCTTGCGCGACCAGTAGTCGATGAATTCGTGTTGCAGCAGGTCGTAACCCAGTTGCGACTCCACCAGCTCCTGGCGCTGGGCCGAGTACGTGCCCGTGTAGCTGCGCGTTGCCGTGGAGTAGCCAATGCGCGTGCCCGCAGCTACAGCCCGTAATTGGCCGTTGCGAAAGCTCTCCACAAACTGGCTGGGCCGGTTGCTTTCGATCATTCCCACATCTTCGCCGGGCAGCAGCCCGTCGAACACCATGCCAGGGGCAATGGGAATACTTCGGGCACCGGTAGCTTGGCCATCCTTGCCGGCAGTCGTAGGCGCAACCACGTAGTCGTCGGTCGAACCCTTCTTGATGAACATCGCCAGGGCTGCGCTGATACGGGCAGCAACGCGCTCGCTTTCTTCGTAGTCCTTGATATCCGCCAAGCGCGTCAGCACTGCATGCAACAGCGGCTGGCCACGGTTCTGCCCGATCCGCTTGCGGTACGCGATGTGCAGCATCCGGTCCGCTGGCACAAACTTGGTATCTACCGACATGCTGAAACCCAAGGCGCTGCCGGGGTGACGCTTCAGCAGGTTGTAACCGGTGACCCGGCGCCAGGCATCACGCGCGATGCCCTGGCAAATCCCTTTCGAGTCGTCGTTGTAGCTCCAGGGCAGATAGTCCGGCTCCAGCAACTCCAGGGTGAAAGGCACTTTATGCAGATGTTTGAAGTTGGCCACCTTGCCAAACAACAGCTGGGCCAGCGCCTCGCCATCGCGCAGCCAAGTACGGCACACCAGGCGTTCCATTTGTGCCCGGGTTAACTCGCCCGACGTTTCCGGCCGCAAGGACCACTCGGCCCACAGGTCTTTAATCTGCGCCGCGAACTTCAAGTGAATATTTCCCGCGTGATCCAAGGGCAACGGCTCTACCGCGATCCCGGCACCACCCACTACCCGCTCTTCCAACCGGTCGAAAATACCCGTCACTAGGTCGTGGTCTTCATCCAGCTTTCGAGCCTGGCCGCGTAACGATTCCGCGTCACGCTGCAACGAACTATCAGCGCTTCGGGTTTGTCGCTTGGCCTTGTGCGTGCGGGTGATTTCAGCCGCCTCGAAGGCTTGAATGCCGCTGCGTGCTGCCAGGCGCCGCAGCCCCGCACCTGGGCTAACCGCCGCAATGCAGCGGTCTAGGAAGTTCACCGAAACTCAGCCAGGGCATAACCCGGACTGCCTTGCGCGGCGGCGCGCTGGGCATTAACCCGGCGCTCCCATTCGCGTCGCCCTGCGACGATTTGCGGCAGCTCGGCCATGGTGTGGGTGCGACCATTAAAAATGGTCGTTTTGCCCAGCAGAATGGCGGCCTCTGCCTCCAGATACTTGTCCAGCATCTCCTGCGCGTTTATAGCCATCCGTTACTTTCCACGTTATGCCAGTCGCCAGGGGCGTCGGCTTGAGTTGATGGGGGCTCAGGCCGCGCCGACTCAATCGGCGGCTCTGATTCTTCTGGCTCATCCACGTCCGGCACGTCCGGGACTTCCCAAGTGCCCGAGGACGGCACGAACTGGGCTTCTAAAGCGAGCTGGTCCAGATCCAGGCCGAACCGCTCCTGACTGATCCGCAGGGCGGCCAGCGCGTACACGAAACAGTCGAGGGCTTCGTTGCGGCGTTTTCCGTTGGTCCAGCGCTGTACCCGGCGGCCTTTGGAAACCACCCATTCTTTGCGCTCGCTGGTCAGTTGCTTCATTTCGTCTTCGTCACACACCAGCTCGTTGAGGGGCAGGTGTATGCACTCAGGCACCGGACGGTCGCCGTCCGGCTCGATTTTCAAGCGGCTGTAGATCAGCTCCTTGGCGTTATCCGTACCAACCTCAGTAAGGTAAACACGGTCGCCCTTGGTCTTTTTCTTCGGGAAGTTGGCAATCTTTTTGCCGTAGGTCGCAGCGCCGAAAACGGGAATAACCCAGGTGACACCGTGCTTTTTACTTTCCTTACGCACTTCGTCCGAGTAGTGGCCGCCGGAGTCCCAGCACCAGCGCTCTACACGCATTAGCGTGCCGTCTTCGCGGGTGAACTGGCGGCGTATTTCCTGGCCCACTTTCTTGCGTAGCTCAACGCTTGCGGGGTCACCAGTCAGCACCCAACGGTGAACCAACCACGCTTCCTCACCTGCGCCAAAGGCCCAAACACGGCCCTCATAACGGTCATCTTGCGTGTCAATTCCGCCGAACAGCGCGACGCCCCGGGCGGGCACTTTCAGGTAGTTGCTACGCCGCTTGGCCAGCACTTCCCATTCCAGTTTCTCGCCTTGATCCTCTTCCCAGGCTTCGCCCAAAGTGGTGTTGATAAAGGTCTTGAGCTTCCCCCGGTCCTTGCCGACCTTCAGCCATTCGCTGACCACTGAAGCCCAGGTAACGAACTCGGAATACACGGTCCAGATGTGGAACGTGACAGATCGCGGCGTGGTGATCGGCTGATCATCAGCGGAAAACCACTCCATACCGTCACGGGTCCAAATGCCTTGGCGCTCGCAGATGTAGCGCCCAGTAACTGACGCCTGGATCATTTCGTGGTACTCAAACGAGCAACCGTTGCCGGACTCGCACAAGTACCAGGCTTTTTCTACCTGGCCGTACCCGTCGAGCCGCCAGCGCATGCCGTAAGGCTTGTCGAAGGCGCCCCATTTCAGGTGCTGCTCTGTGCCGCAGCAGGGGCACTTGATGTTGAACCGCAGGAAGTGCGGCGACTCATCGGCCGCGCGGCTGATTTGGCAGCCCTCCCCCACAGACTCATCGTCCTCACCGCCGGCAACGATCACCCCAGGCGTTGACCCGCGAATCGACTTAGGGAACGTTGCACCCTCAAGGCGCTTATCCCCCAGCATCGTCGGAGAGCCTTCCCCCTCAATATCGGCGTCGAACTTCGACAACTCGTCGTAAATGACTTCATCCGGGCTTTTCTCCCGGTAGTTGCGCGCAGCCTTGCCACCCAGGCACCACAACATTTTCGAGTTATCAAAACGCTTTTCGTCCAGGGTGTTATCCCGGTGCTTCACTCCGTACCAGGGCGCCAAGGCGCGCACCAGGGGAACGTCACGAATCATCGTTTCGATGTGCCGTTTCATCATGGTGTCGGCATCGGGGTCCGTCGGGCACCACGACAACACGTTGCGTTTCTTGTGCTGGATTTTGAAGCCTTTGTTGGCCACCAGCATCTTTGTGTAGCCAACCCGCGCAGACTTCAGCACGTTGACCACTGCGATAAGGTCATTGCCCATCGCGTTGAGAATGGCGACCTGAAACGGCGCCGTGGTCCATCGCCCCTCTTGATAGGACGATTCGGACGACAGGTAAAAATGCTTATCGGCCCACTCAACGGCCGTAAGTGGCGGCTCCTTGTAGAGCCCAGTCAGGCCCTTACGGACGCTATCAATCAGCGCCCTCATCCAGGGCTTCGACAAATTCATCTAGAAGCTCCGGCAGGGTGTCGGCCAAATTGACGGCCTCGTTACGCGTAACGGCTATTTCACGTTGGATAGCCTCGATGTGACGCACCTCGATTTCCGGGTGCTTGCGCTTCACTTTGATGTGAATGGTGTCCAGGGTTGAGCCAAGCATTGCGCTCAACCTGCCGAGGGCGAACAAGCAAAAATCCACCGGTACCAGCTTTTTGGCCTTCACCCGATTGCGCATTTCCTGGGCGTCGGCTTGCTCAGTGGTCAACCGCAGTTTCTGCTGCAACTGCTTGTACTCGATCAACGGATCGATGGGGTCTCCGTTATCGTCGAGCGGTTGTTGTTTGTCGCCCTTGTGTTTCAGCCGGTTATCCAGCACTGAACGCACGTCATAAAACGACTCGCGGCCGATCTTGGCGACCGGCGTAACGCCCCATTTATCGAAGGCTTGCGTGGTAATCCCGAGGCTGTCGGCCATGCGCGACTTGTTCAGCCACTCCGGCTTCCGGGTGATGGATGGATTGGCCATAACGACACAACAACCTCAGATCAAAAATGGGTCATATATAGCGAAAGAGCGGGGCCCGAATTACCCCCATGAGGGGTGGGGGCCCGGGAGTACCTTCGGTTTTTCGCCCCGGCCGGCCTGTCAAGCGAAAAAGGCGATGAAAACGACGAAAAGGCCATGTTTTTCACCTTTTTCGGCGATTTCTGACGAGTGAAGCCCATCACCGCGCACTACCCAGGGCCTGGGCCCAGGCGGCGGCGAACTCTTCTTCTCGGTTGGCCTTCACGATGTTCTCGGCGATCTTGAAGAACGGGAATATGGTGCGGTATCGCGGGGCCGAGTCAGCGAAGATAAACACCGGCCGCACTGCATCGCCCATGCCCATGGACTTGCGCTCCCACACACCCTGCGTACCGTCGACCTCACCAGAGAAGAAGCGGTGCGCGTTACCCTTCCGGCGACTTCGGGCACTATCACTGGCGTTGGCCTGATAGCCCCGCGCTGACTCAGCAGCACCCAGGCCCGACAGGATCTTCAGCATCGTGCCGCGTGACACGTTGCCGTATTGGTTCATGAACGCCGTGGTAGGCACGGCGTATTGACCACTGCGCATGATGCCGCGCGCTATCAAAGACTTCTCGAAACGCTTATGGGGTCGAAGCCCACCGCTTACCGCCTGCTGTAGGTAGGTGTCAGCCGGCACACCAGATGCCCACGAGTCCTTGAAATAGACTTCAGCGGCTCGCTGCTTGGTGGCCATTTTCACAAACAGACTGTTCAGCGTGGTCGGGGTTGGCCGATCCAGGCGTTTCTGCATCACCGTAATGGTGCCTTTCTTGACTCGCTGGGCCAGGCGGGTCGCGGTCAGGGCCGCCACGAAAGGAAGGTGTTTTTTCTCCAGCTCCAGCATGCCCGCAGTGACCGGGGCAGAATCAAACCCTAAATCGATCTTGAACATGCGAACACCCTTTGAATGATTGAGCCGGTTACGCATCCGGCGCCCGTGCTAACAGGCCGCATCGCGTGGGCACACTGTCCCGCTATCGGTGCCAGCAGCTACTGGCGCAATCCGGGCTCGATATTCTCTCGTCGTGCCAAGCGATCCCACCGGCGTACCGGCTTTCTGTCGAGGGGATACATCGTCTCTTACGGCCGAGAAGGCCCCAGGACTACTTCATGGCGAACGCCCTCATAAGTCAGTCAGCGCGTGAGGCCGTCCGCGTGAGTGCCCGAATGAGACACAAAGGCCGATAGC